CGTTGTCGGGACCACCGCGCTCCAACTTGTAATAAGATCGCCCGCCTTTGCCCATCGTTGAACCGGGAACCCGACCCCGTCCAGATTGTGCGTAATGATTACCCACTGCGTTCCGTTAAACCAAAAACTGGGACTGCCAAAATCTTGACTTGCTGTACTGCCAGTAAGCAAGACGGCAGGCGCGCTCCACGTTTTTCCATCGTTGGATCGCATACACATAAGTTGATTGGTAGAACTAGAAGTCAAGCGCCTGCGATACATTAGATACAAGTACCCATCCGTGTGCCAATACAAATGAACATCAGCGTTGTAGTCCGTCGGGCCAGTTGTTGGCTTGTCCACAATTGGATTTACAGCGCCGGGCGGGACAATCCACGAATCTAGATCATTGCTACAGAATACGCATGGATTTTCGCGGGCAGAATCCGAAGACGGATAAGGCGTGAGTGCAAGCCAGTATTTGTATCCGTTTAGTTTGTTCGGAATGACGACTGTGCTCGGATGCACGACCGATCGAGACTCATCCGTACCATCAAAGTACGGACTTGGAATATTCAGCAGATCAAACGGCATTCCCTCGAAGTAAATGTCGTTCATTGAGATAGGCCGCTGCAGCGCATCCTCTGCTCTTGGGCGCCATTTGTCATCGATGTCAGCCGCATACACGACCGCCGCGCCCAGGCTGTTAAGTCTTGTGATTTGTCCGTTTACTGAAAAGTAGACGTTAGGCCCTAGCAACAACATCGCATCGGGCCGCGTTGTAAACGTGTCCCCTTGTATTTCGTACACACCCGGCGTGTACAAAGACACCATTGCATTGGCGTTTAGTGCGGACTGAATAGCATTGCTATTTTGCGCGGCCCCACTTGCCGGATTTGCCCCTAACAGTTCCGCAGCAAGTGTTTTTGCTGGCGCCGATTCCACAGAAAACGGCGCATTCGGGATATAAGTGCTCCCGTTTGTCAAATTAGACGAAGCCGCCAATTGCGAGACAAGCGCCGCCTCTGTCGCTCGGTCCAGTTCTACGACGGCATTGGCGGGGAACCCGTTAAACGGGCGCAAAAGTCTGACGGTCATTGCATCGGTCCTTGTTCAAATCCGGTTCCCATCACGGGAGCGGGAACAAGCGCATCGGCGAGTTGACCGAGCGCCGCTTCGATTTGCTGGATGCGACCGCCCAAGTCTTGGAGCGGCTGCATTTGTGCCTTCATTTCCTCGACGACGACCTTCGTGGTCGCGTCTACGTCAATCTTGTACTTCTCCAGCCTGCGATCCTCGGCCTTCTGCGTCGCTTCGGCTTTCAGCATCTGGTTCTCGCGCTGCAGGACCTCGATGTATTGCGTCGCCTGCTCGATCTGCTGTACAACCTGCGGAGGCAGGTCCTCTTCTTCTTCGTCCTTCTCGCGCGTGAGTTCGGGCGGAATGGTTTTCTTGATCCGCTCGGCAATCTCCTCGGCGCCGGGCCAGTCCATTGCCTTGACGACCTTGTCGCCGGCAATGTCCATGAGCTTCGGCCAGGACTGCCCGAATTCCACCATGGCCTGGGCCGCTTCCTGCCGCATCGTCGAGTAGGCCGGGCCAGTCGTTACCGTAACGTCATACGTGCCGACGCGAACATCGTTCAGCACGTTTTCAATGGTCTGGATTTGTTGCGTGAACTCGTCGAGTTCGTGCTTCATCTCGACCTTGTTTACCGTCTCGAACTTTAGCGATTCGTCTTCGCCCATGATCCGCACGACACGCTGTGTGTCGTAAATCTTCGGAATCCACGAGACGATGACGCGCCCGGCATGCCGAATGGCGCGCGACAGGTTGTCCACGTAGTGATAGTTCGCGACATCGCCTTCCCGCTGTCTCGCAAGAATCGCGCGCCCGCTAGTCTCATTGCCACGCGCACCGAGCGACGCATCGAAAATGCCGGTTGTCGCCTTGATGTTGTCGTTAGCGTGCATCGCCATTGCGAGCATGCCGCTCGGAATGTCGGCCGGCTGTGAACGCTGCGGAGGCGGAACGAGGATGCCGTCAACCGTCGTGGGCTTGTACGTCAGATAAGCGAAGGACCGATTGTTAGCCTGCGACCACTGATCCTCGTAATCCTCTGCCTGCCCTTCGGCCATGATGAACGGCGTCTTCGGGCGCAGTGCAACCTCTTCCGTGGCCGACGTGAGCCAGTAGTTATAGGCCCTCTGCGGGTCCTTCGCGAACCGCACAACGCCGCTACGGATAACCTTGCCGTCTAGGTCAATCTCATCGCCGTAGACCGGGAAAACGGGGATGAAGCGGCCCGGGATCTCGCGCTCTTCGAGCACGTCGTAACCCGTGCACTTGCGCCACATAACCACGCGCTTATGCGTCGGACGTTCCTTGACGCAGAAAGCCGGGTCATAGTTCGGCATCTCGTCTTTGTAGCCCGTCGTACCGTCAGCCATCAGGCACAGCGTGGCCGGCTTCAGTTCGATCCGGTAGTACTCGGCCACGCGCACGGAATCGACGGACAGCCATTGCACGTTTGCATCGCCGGGACCAGTCGGCCAGTTCGCCGAGTCGGATGCGTTCGCCTTCGGGTATTCGCGCTTGAACTCGTCGCGCGGCACTTCTTCGCTGATGACACACCAGAGCATGTCGGAGCCGTCGGGCTCCAGATGCGGCCCGCAGTAGACCGTAAACGGGTTGCGAATCCTCTTGAACTTGATGTCCTGGTCAAAGGAAGTTTCGTCGCAGTATTCCGTGACGAGCCGGAAGTACCCGAAGCCGATCTGCACAGCGTTCGCCGTTGCGCTGTCATAGCAAAAATCGGCATTGCTGCTGTACTCGATATGCCGGATCAAGCCCTGGATGATCTGCGCAGTCTCAACGTCCGCGTTGTCATCGACGGGATGAATCTTTATCGACGGCTTGTTCTGCCGCTGATCGTTCGTGATCTGGTGGATAAACGCAGGCAGTTTGTTAATCGTGAGGCACGGCCGTGCTTCCAACTCCCGCGTGCGTCGCCACGCATCGGGCCACTGCTGCCCGGCCACGAAGCGCAAATCCTCCAAGGCTTCGGAACGAGTATCGGCATCGAAGTCCACCGCCCACTGCACGCGCTTGCGCAATTCGGCAAGGATTCCGTCCTTGTCGTATGCGAGCTTGCCGTCGTCCGCGTCGATGGTGTCGTCGTTCATTGCGGCACCCGAACCATCAGCACTTCCGGCTCGGCCTGAAAGCGCACGAAGCCATGACGCGCGTAGAACGCTTCGAGCTGGTCGCTCGTCATCTCGCCTTCGGACTTGACCTCCACGAGCAGCGCCACCGCATGCTGATCGGCTGCGCTCGTCAAGTAGTGCATCAGCGCCGTGCCCCAACCCTTGCGCCGCTCGGACTCCGGCACATGCACGCTAGTGACTTCGCGAAGACTGTCCGCCAGATCGGCACGCAGGCCGATGTCCGCGTGCCCGACGTAACAGGAGGCAGGGCCGAGAGTCAGGTTGCGCGGCGTCATGCCATCCACCCCATCGGCGCGATGTAGTTCTTGCCCACCGGGTTGCCGTACTCGTCGAGTTCCTTCGCCTTCTCGACCTTCGCGCCCTTCAACACGCCCGGGAACAGTTCGGTAAGGCCCCAGATGACCGCGTCAGCACGGTTCGGAGACTTGTCGCCGAGATAGCCCACGGTCGAGAACGCGCACAGTTCGTCCTCGAGTTCGGGAAAGTAGCCGACGTGGCGGACCTTGCCCTGCTCATACAGCGACGAGATAGGCTCGGCGCGCACGACCTTGCCGCGGGATGCCGTGACCTTCTTGAACGGCGTGCGCGGGCGCGCAGCCTGCACGACCATGCGCACCATGTCGCCGCCGTAGTTCGTCTCGCCCACGACTACGTCCGCGTCATGCCGCTCGAATGCGCTTGTGGATACCTTGCCCCAGGTTTCGGGACCGGCTTTCACGGTGCAGTCCTCAAGCACGTACGCATTGCCATCGGTGCCGAGCCCGACGACTGCAATCCCGATAGCATCGTTATCCGCGTTGTCTACGTCACCCGAGCCCGAGGGATCGACCGCCACGACGACACGCACCATGTCGGGCAGTTTGGCATCCAGAATCCGCCATTTGTCGATGACCTCATCGGAGAACAGCGCATTCGGCGTGGCGTCTGCGAACTCGCCACGCAGGAACCGCTTCTGCAGTCGCGGCGACAGCCCTTGCAGCGTCTCCAAATACCCAGCCGGCAGGTTCTGCGCGTTGTCCTGCGGATTGATCTGAAAGTAGTCGTAGTCTGCCGGCCGCTGCAGTGTCAGCTTGCTGTCCGGGTCGCGTTTCTCGACGAACAGCCGATAGGTCCAATGCGCTTTGCTAGGCGGGTTGCAGTCGTAATACATGCGCGGCTGCAGGGGAGCTTCGCGCCCGTCGAATCGCTGCGTGACAGACTGCGCTAGGCGCGTCACGGCTAGATCGCGCGAGGACTGCGGAATCTGCGAGCACTCGTTCAGGTAGATCGTGGCGAACTCTTTGCCGAGAATCTTCTCGGTGCGCTCTTTGTCATCCAGTCCGCCGAACCAGATTTCCGAGCCGTTCGGAAACGTCGCAATCCAGTCGGTGCGGTTGAGTTCATACCGCACAGCCGGGAACGCCAGTTCCATGACCTTCGGGAACGTCTCCTGCACAATGCTGGCTTTGCAGTGCGCGAAGGCGAAACGGAAGATGGCATGCCGAGACTTAGCCGCCTTGAGAGCCCGCATAACGACGTTACGCACGAGCAGGAACGTCTTGCCACTGCGAGAGCCGCCGAAGAGCATCAGATGCGTGGCAGGCCCTGTCAGGACCTCTTGCGCGCGTAGTTGCTTCTGAGTAAGGGCGAACGTCACAGCTTCTCGTCCTGCTGCGTGGCCTTCACCTCGATAGCGCCGCCGTCCTTGCCCGTCAGTTCGGTGCGCTGAAGCTTGGGCACGTGGTACTCGACTACGTCCATGAAGCAGTTAAACGCCGTCTTGGCGCCCTCTTCACGGGCAATCTCTTCAAGCCAGCCCTGCAACTTGTCGGCATTGCCATCGACGAAGCGAGCAATAGCCTCGCGAGCTAACGCAGTCGTCTTGTTCGGAGCGCCAGGCGGCCGCCCCATACGAGACTTTTTTTCGCTATTAAAGTCTTGCGACATCGTCACGACTTCGTAATGTCCAAAGCC